CTAAATCCACTGATGGGAGTATTGGCAATATTTGCATAATTAGTTAAATTAGTTTGTGTTGCATATGTTGAAGATGCAGATGTCTGCGTAAGATATGTATTTGAAGCTGAAGATTCTGATAACTTTGTATTTAACTGTGTTTGAATTGAACTTGTAACGCCATCAAGATGTCCAATTTCTGCATCAGAGACATTTGCAACTTTTGCCTGGTAAGTGGTAGATGCAGAAGAAGCAGTTAAATATCCTGATAAATCTGAACTATCTAGAAAATAATCAAGTGCAGACCATAAAGTTGATCCATTGCCAATTTTAAATTTTCCAGTATTTGTTTCATATCCAATTTCACCTGAAGAAAGGGTAGGATTAAGACTAGTCCAGTTTGCTGAAGTATCTCTTCTTACCTGAATTTTAGTTGCCATAATAACTAATTATATCATTAAAGATAACAAGTGATTATTTTTCTTCAAGCATATAAAGCATAACCCAGTCTATTGGGTCAGTGGGATATTCGTTTGTACCCCAGTCTATTGGATCCGCAGGGTATTCATTGAAATCCCATACTGTATCGGTTGAAAAAGTTATTGAATATTTTTCTTCCATAATAGTTGATTATATCATTAAGTCTTTATAATAAAATTAACAACTGTAGATGGTTGCATATTATTGTGTGCACCATTTCCACCAGTTGACCCAGTAGGAGGTTGGGACTGTGGATTATTTCCCGTAATAGTTACAGCACTACTTCCACCAGAACCAGTACCAAATACAATTTGACCACTGTGATTATGACTTGGTATTTCTGACTCAACAAGGGTATGAGTTTCTTTACCAGTTGTTGCACCAATAGTTGTACGAGGAGTTGGAACATTAGTTGTATCAGAGCTAGTTCCATAACCAATAGGTGCACGACCACGCAAGTCAGGTACGTTAGCACCAACTACTGCAGCAAGAGCAGGATATCCATCTGTTGACTGACCATTACACAATAACCAACCAGTAGGGGCTGCACTTGCACCATACATAAGAATAGCTCCAGTTGGGGTAACAGATAGTGCAGCAACCGTTGCCTCTAGGGACTTATCTGCATAAGAACTTGAGGCAGATGTTTGTGTTAAGTATGTGGTTGAGGCAGATGTCTGTGTAAGGTATGTTGTTGAAGCTGATACCTGTGCTAAATATATAGTTGAGGCAGAAGACTGACTAAGAAGAGAGTTTAACTGGCTTGCATTAGATGTTCTAACAATTGTTACTGTTGCCATAATGTTTAATTATACCATTATTCAAAAATTCGCAAAAATTCCGCAAAAATAAACTCGAAAAAAGCGGCGAAATAGTATACCCCCTTACCCCTTTATAACTTCGTTATATATGTAAAATTTGCATGGTATTTACAATATGCAGAATATTCCCTTATATGAAGATTATATTTTCTTTTGATGATCTTTGAACTTTTGTCCGAATGCATGAATTCCATTAAAATATTTTCTACCTGAATAATGTGGCTTTTCTCTATCTTCTTGCACTCTTTGACGACCTAGTTCATTTGCATCATTTTGTTCATTTTTAATTAGTTCTTCTGAAAAATACTTATTAGCAGTATCTAATTTAAATTCCTCTACAAAGTATCTAGGGATAGGAATAAAGGCAGCTAGAGGATCACCTTTTTTAAAACTTACTACCCGATCTGGGTCGGTTAATTTTAGGTTAAAGGAAAAGTCTCTCCTAATCTGGTCTGCCTCAATTACGGCTGTCATTGCTTGCATTCCTGGAGTAAAGAAGTTTGGGGCAGTAATGGTCATTAGGTTAATTCCTGGAGGGGTTTTAAATTGAAAGTTGTTTTGAATAGTTAAAATACCTTCTCCAAATCCTGGATGAATTTGTTGCATAGAAAGGCTATCTTCTGGCTCATATATGTTAATATGGATATCATTTGAGTTTCCAGTTGAGCCATCCCAAGTTGCATCAAAATCATATGCTGCCTTGATAATAAAGCCGTATTGATTTCCTATGTTAAGGGGAAGGCAATAATAGAAATGACTATTAAACCAGTGCCTTTTAATATTACCCTTTAAAGATTCTACAACTTCTGGATATCTATCATACTGTTCATCTCTATCAGAGAAAGGAATAATTAGGATTTTATTATCAGGAACCTCAAAACCAGGGTCGTTGATATAGTTCAACTAAATTTCCCATCCGTCAAAATATTGACTATCCTGAGTCCAGAACGAAGCTAGGGTATATCTCATACCATCTTCTACTTTAGACACGCCATGGAGGTGTTCTGGGTCTCCTGGATGTATTGCTAATTTGCCCACGGCAGGGGAAATGTCAAAATTATGATTTGGATAGTATGTATGTCCACCAGAGTAATTATCATTTAAATATACAATAGCTCCATACTCTCTATGACTGAACCATTCTAATGATTCTTTATCTGGAGAATTTGTCATATCGTCAGCATGTGGAGCTTGTTCCATTCCAGGAAACCAACGAATGACTTGAAATAGGTCTGGATATATCTCTGATAGGTTATATGAGTCTTTTATTGCAGTTGCCACTCTTTGACGAATTTCATATAGCATTTCCCCGATTTCTTTGCTATATTGGTTATAGATGGTGATAGCATTTAAGCTTCTATTACTCCAGAAGTCTGATCCACCTTGTTCCCATGGTTCTATGCCTTTTACAAATTCTAAAATTTTATTAGATTCTTCTATAGATATAAAGTTATCTATTGTTTTTGCATTAAACATTTTTATCCCTTCAAAAATAAAAATTTAGCTACCAGAGAGTGTAGACATAACAATTACTGCTAATACAATCCAGAAGATGTATCTTATGTAATCTTGATTATTCATTTGCTTCTCTCTTTGTTTTTTAATAATTCTATCCCCCTGCCCCCAACTTTTTGAAAACTTTTAGTTTTATTTTGATTCGCTGCACTCATAGTGTAATTGCATTTTTAATACTTGTCAAATCAGCTCGCCAGAAACATTGAAATATTAAATTATTCGTTACTCAATTGTAACATATTGTCTCACATAATGAGATATATATTCAATACCCTCAAATTCTGAAAATTTTTATATTTGCAGCTATATCCCATTTTGAAGAAAATCTGAATATTTTGTTAATGTGTATGATGCGTGTTATTTAGAATGAGCCCACCTTTTATTAGTGAGCCCATATCTAATTATTTTAGTTTTGACAAGTCTAAATATTTTAGTTTTTAGAAGTCATCATCATCTTCAAAAAAGTTTTCAATCTCTTGGTCACTCTCACACATAATGCAGTAATTGATTTCCCAAGCGGTTAGTTTGTCATCGCAAGTGATGCACTTATTCTTAGTAATGTTTTCAAATGCTAGTTCAGTCATTGTTATTACCCCTCAATCATTTCGATAACTACTGCACCGATTGCAGATAGTAGACCAATAACGGCAGTCACTATCATAATAATTCAAGTAGCAAGGCAGGTAATGAGAATACTGCAATGAATACTAGTGGAGCCATTAGATTGTATAGAAACATTTTTTTCTCTTTTCTTAGTAGGTAGTTTTAATCTAGCAGGTAGGTCAGACAGTTTTTAGGCTGTCCCCACCTGACATTGAGCACTCTAGGGTTTCATCACAGTATCCGATTTCATACTCTGGTGAGAATTCTGCATCACAGATAGTGCAGATAAATCCGATTTCGTATTTCATTTTATTCTCTTTCTGTTAGTGTTGAGATTTATTTGCTAGGCTCATTCGGTTTCCCGACTTATTTGCTAGGCTCACTCTCAACCTTTCTTATGTCTTTAGACTACACCCTACCCCTGACAAAAAGCAAGCCCAATCTCACTATTTGAGACACTTTTTTTGTGATCTACCTCATAGAACATCTGTTCGAATGTGCCGCGCCCTGTGGATAACCTGTGTATAAGATGACTACGAAATGCCCCTAAACTTGTGGCGTAAGTCACAAAAATAATTATCCGACACGCCCAAAATAGGTCAAAAATTGTCAGACCCCTATGCTAGAGTGAGTACTATAAAGATAAAGAAAGGAGTTAAAAATGTTTAACTTACTAAATGATACACAGTACATCTGCTGTTTTTGTGAGAGTGAAATGTCTGCTGACCAGATGTTTTGCTGTGATACCTACAAAGGTAAAATGACCCTAGAGGACTTTGAAGAGTACTATGGTTAAAACTGTCACACCCCTGTGATAGTATCAAATTAACAAACTAAAAGAAAGGGCTTATCAAATGGGCTACTTAACATTTACAGACATCACCCCAGAGGGTGTTACTACTAAAGACATTTCAGAAATTTCAATCGGTGATGAGATTGAAACACTAATGGCACTTGATGCAAAAGCGTTTACACTTGCTTGTGTTGTATGCCTTGCACCAGTTCAATCAGGCTTAGGGCATTCATTCTGCCCACGTCATACAAAGAAAGGTAAGTAAAATGGCTTACACTAAGATAAAGAATGCAAGACTGTTGGTAGATACTATCAACACTCTAGAACTAATACTCAAGCACGACCCAGAGAATAAGGGAATGATTCAATACCTAAACTCTCAAATTCAAATCCTGACTAAGCGTGTCTACGGGTAAAACTGTCAGACCTCTAGTGTAAGATAAAACTAACAAACAAACGAAAGGAAGTCACAATGACTGAACTAATTATAATTGCAATAATCGCAGGTGGTGGCTTTGGCTTACTGTTTGCATACGTTCAACAAATGATGAACAAGGATAATCAAATTGCAGAATTGCAACAGGCTCTAGTAGAAGCCTATACAGAAATTGAATTCGCTAAGTTAGGACTGATGAAATAATGATGACAAGAAAAGACTATGTAAAAATTGCAGAGATTCTAAATGCATACCATTTGGAAATTGACGCTCAAGTGTTTGAGGATTTGCTTTCAGACTTTCAAACATTTTTCAAAAGAGATAATTCTAATTTTGATTTAACACGATTCAGAAATGCGGTAATTAAATAATGAAATTCGTACACAATAAAATAGACGGAACTTTTATTCTTGGAATTAGTTTCTCTAACTACTACAATAAAAAACTAGGTAGCAAAAATACTTCCCTGATTTTTGACTTAGGCTCTCACTCATTTGCATTTGTGTTGAGAGGCGAACACTAAAAGCAGAGCTGATCGAACACCTGTTCGAAAAGCCCGCGCCCCGCTTATCCACAGGCTGTTAAGAAGTTGTGGATAATCCCCCTGGAAAATTTCGTTATCTTTTTGTTATCAAAATAGGTAGAAATTGTCAGACCTCTGTGGTAAGTTAATACTATAAAGAAAGGTAAACAAATGAGAGTCTATGAAATTGCTAAGCAGTTAGACATTCCTTCAAAGGATGTCAAGATGTATTTAGAATACATTGGTCAGCCCGTCAAAAGTGCATCGTCAAGTGTTGAGCCAATGTTTGGTGAGATAGTTGTAAGCCGCATTAGAGAGTCTTTCAAGGACTTCGTGCCTTATTGGGCAACCCCACCATTCTAAAACTGTCAGACCTATCTGATAAACTAATTAAACTACCTACTAGAAAAGAGAAACACAATGGGACTACAAACTACACTTGCAATTGCAGGACTAGAACTAACACTTGAAGAACAGGTTGGCATTCACTTGCGATCTAATCTTTATCCACCAGTACCACTTTCAATGGTTCAACCTTGCGTAGATGCTATTCATGCCTATGACAATGAGGACTATCATACTGAAATACAATTGCCAGAGGGCGTTGAATGGCGTGGTAGTAACTATGCACCTGCTTCAGCAATTGTTGAGGGACATCGCCTTGACGGTTTCCTAATGGAAGATGAGTGGTGAGATGAAATTTATAGCAACACCTGAACAACTTAGGGCAAGACTTGAGTTGCGTAGGAGCAACGCTTCTGCACGTCACAAGAATAAAAAGAAATACAACCGCAAGAAAAAACACGTTGGCAAATCTACCTTTTGGGATTAGTATGAAATTTCTATTTGCATTATTTGTAATTGCACTTCTTATTTTGCCAGTCATTGGTTTTGTTGATGGACTTGGCTACAAGAAAAATGATAGTGAGTTTTTGGATTCTGCAAGGTGGATTGACGGGAAGTAGGAGCAGCTGAAAAGAGCCGCGCCCCCCTGTGGATAACTTTATTTAAGAAGTTAAGAAAATATCCTGGACCCCCTGAGAAATTGTCAGACCCTTATGCTATGATGAAATCATACCTACCAAAGAAAGGGACTCTATGTTCACTTTGACTAATCCAATGAAAGTAATGAACGAACGCTATGTTGTTACATCATTACCTTGCCCTGCCTGTAAAGAAACTGAAACCGTTTCTATCTCATCAGAACAATTATTTGCATACAATCAAGGTGGCTATGCACAAGATGTATTGAAAGACTATGACGCAGGTATTCGTGAGCGTTTCATTTCTGGTATGTGTAACGATTGTTTTTGTACTATGAATAACTATGCAATGTTTGATGATGAATAAAATGTCAGACCCTTGTGATAAGATAAATCTATACCTACTAAGAAATGAGAAATAAATGTCAGATACAGAACTAATTAAAGATTTGTTCGAGGGTGTCATAGATGACAATGCCCTTGCAAAATTGTCTAAGGAAGAATTAGACGCAATTAACAAAATGCTAACGGAAGCAGGTTACTAAAATGGGTGCAAGAGTAAATTACATCTTTGATGATGGAACAGATTCATTAGTTGTTCTGTATTCCCATTGGGGTGCAGATAGTATTGGTGAAGATTTAGACATGGCATTTGAACATGCTATTTCCCGTCAAGGTGACTATTCATACTGGACACGAATGGTTATTAGTTATTTAATTAAAGACCAACTACTAGACCCAACAGGATTTGGTATTTTTGCTATCTCAAGAAATGAAATGGATACCCTTGACAACTGGGGTGACAATGTGATAGTATCTTGTCAGACAGCCACACACAACTATGAGAGGTCATACGCATAATGGCAAAGATGAAAACAATTGAAATGATTCTAATGGAAAACCACCCCAATGGAATTTATAATGAAGATGATGTATGGGAAGCCATTGCAGAAGCAAATGGTATGGACTATTCAGAAATAGCAGACGGAGACCTAGCAGAATGGCTATAGAGATGAAAACTCAAACACAGTTAGCAGAAGAACTAGCAGAAGAATTTTCTGCTTGTGGAGATGAAGACATTACAGTATTTGCAATCCTAGATGTATTAGCATCAACAGGAATTTCACTTATTGAAAATTCTTTCTTGAATTTGGCAAGTGAAGAATTGCAAGATTTATTTGTACAATGGGAGGGGTAATGAAATTATTTAATAGAAAGCCAGAAGTAATTGAAGAAGATGTATTTGTTAAGTTAGATAGACTAATGGGTGAAATGGCATCTACTGAAATTTACATTGAATACCTCGAACAAAGGGAAGGGATGTAGCTCGAAAGAGCCGCGCCCCAGAATCCCACATTTGTCAAGCATTTAAGAAGTGATCTTTATCACCCTGGAATTACTGGAATGGATTTGATTTTGTCAGACCTTTCTGGTATAGTATTACTATAACAACAACGGGAAACAATTCCCACAAAAGAAAAGAGAAGCAAATGGCAAAGACAATCGCCCCAACTGTTGGCTCACAGTTCACCACAGCAAAGAGCAAGGTTACTGGAGTAGTTCAGGAAATCGTAAAGAATGCCAATGGCACTATGCGTATTCGCCTTGACGTAGACGGTCAAGACCGTTGGACTACTGCTAAGTAGTTCTACCTGACTTGGGTGGGGTGTTTATTCACTGTTTTCGCCCCACCCATAAAATTCAGGTCTTGCACTAGGTAAGACTGGGTCATTAGAGTGCTTTGCTCCCTCGCCTGAAAAACTGTCAGACCTCTATGCTAAGATAAATCTACCTACAAAAGAAAGAAGACCACAATGGGCTTAGATATGTACCTTCGTGCAAACGAATATGTTTACCGTCACAACTTTAATCGTCAAACAGATGAAGATAGCATCAATCCAATCTTTAATGAAATTGTTAGTCGTCTTGAACTAGAAGATGTAATTGACAAGTCTGGCTTTGCTGGACTTACTGTTGATGTACCAATGGGCTACTGGCGTAAATCAAATATGATTCATCATTGGTTTGTAAATAACTTAGCAGATGGTGTTGATGAATGTCAGCCAATTATGGTTCGTAGAGAAGATTTAGAAACTCTAAAAGAATTGTGTATCGAGGCTATTGCAGTTCCAGAAAATGCACCATACATTTTACCAACAGGTGGTGGATTCTTCTTTGGTTCAACTGAATATGATGAATATTACTTTGGAGATTTGAACGATACTATTGGCATTATTAATAGATGCCTTGATAGTAAGTTCGATTATTTTGAGTACCAAGCCTCTTGGTAAGGTAACTCAATTAATTAAAAGGTAGTCAATACCGCCAGGTTGTTGGTGATTGAATGATAGAGATCTAAATCCTGGCACACACTTGGTCTGGTGGCTCAGTTGGTTAGAGCACCGCCCTGTCACGGCGGAGGTCGTGGGTTCAAGTCCCATCCAGATCGCAAAGCTGAGCCGCGCCCCTTGTGGATAACTTGTTTAAGAAGTTTAAGAAATCCCCCTGAAAATGTCAGACCTGGTATGATGAAATCATAACCTACTAGAAAGAAGTAACAATGCCAAACTGGGTATTTAATTCATTAGTTGTATCTGGCGATAAGTCAGAATTAGATAAGATGGTTGCACAATTAAATCAACCATTCGTAAAACATTTCCCTGAACATAAATTTGAGAATGGTGAAATCGTTTGGGTTGCAGACGAACAGCACTATGATAATCCTGTCTTTGCTTTTTGGAACATTGTAAAGCCAACAGACCTTAAGGCATACTATGAGAAAGAAGTTTTCACCAAGAAGAAACTTGATGGCGAAGAATTTATGGCAGAGTTTGTTCGCTCTATGAGAGAAGACCAAGACTGGTATCACTGGAACTGTCGTAACTGGGGAACTAAGTGGGATGTAGCAGTAGATAATAAGTCTGACTATTCAGATACCAGAATGGAAATTACTGATGATGGTTCTGTTATGTATCATTTCAATACCGCTTGGAGTCCTGTTGGTGAGGTTCTAATGAAACTATCAGAACAGTACCCAACCCTCAACTTTGACTATGAGTATGAGGAAGAGCAAGGCTGGGGTGGTTCTTGTACATTCTTAGGTGGAGAAGACATTGCCTGTGATGAGTATGACATTCCAGAGTCCCACGCTGACTACAAGGAACGAGATAAAGAGTGCTCTTGTGAGTATGACGACACACCAGAGTATTGGTATAAAGATTGTCCTGTGGATACCACAAAATACAAGTGGGACACAGAACTGGAGGAATGGCAAGAAATGTCAGACCTCTCTGATACACTAGTGTCAACAACCAACCTACAAGGAGAATAACCGTGGACTTTCCAGTTCCAGCAACAGTAACAGAATACACAAGAAGTGCACCAACTTTTGGTGCAGAACTCTATGATGCAAACAAGACCGTGATTATCAAAAAGGGTTACTACCACGAATCACCAGCAAACATAGAGTATGCAGAAGTAAATGCAGATGACATCTCCAGAACTTATTGGAGGGTAGGTGCATTAACAGAAACTAACAACAGAAACTCACGAACAGTTGATAGCGTTAAAGAGTATCTTGTTGAGAACTATGAAGACATTGGTGAAGAACACGCAACTGAAATTGCAAACATTCTTGGTATTGATTTAGCCAAGACAATTGAAGTTGTATTTGATGTAACAATCAGAGCAACCATCTCTGTTCCACTTGGAAAAGATGTGGAAGATTTAAGTGTCTATGACTTTGACATTGAGATTTCTTCAAATGAATCTGAATACGAGATTGAAGAATCAGATGCAGAAATTGATTCAATTAGGAATTACTTCTAGATTTCCTAGTAGGTAGGAAAGTCCTGGGCATTGACAATAAACTGCCCCCTTTCAAAGCTTGAGCCGCGCCCGTTATCAAATCGTTATTTAAGAGGTTAAGAAAATGCCCCTGAACTCTCTGATAAGTTTGACAAATGTCAGACCCCTGTGCTAAGATAATCTTATTAAACAAACTACCTTAAGGAAATAAAAATGGCAGATGCAGTAGAAATTATTAACGGTGTTGGCTCTATGTACTCATTCAGAGAACCTGCTTGGCATGGTCTAGGAACTGTTGTTACAGAAGAACACACTACCAAAGAAGTTATGGACATCGCTCACTTGTCTAACTGGAATGTTCGTCTTGAAGATGTTCAACTACCTGACAATTACACATCAAGCAAATCTAACTTTCTTGTTGTTCGTGACCACCCAGAAGATGCTCACCCAGATGTTCTAGCAGTTGTTGGCGAACGCTACCAGACTTTACAGAATGAAGAACTATTTGCTTTTGCAGATAATCTTCTTGACGGTGCTCGTTGGGAAACCGCAGGTTCTCTAAAGAATGGTCGTGTTGTATTTGGTTCTCTTGCTCTTGAGCGTGAGACCGTACTAGACCCAACAGGCGTGGCAGATGTTGTCAAGTCATACTTGCTTGTAAACACATCACATGACGGTTCGATTGCTGTTCAAGCGTCAATCACTCCTGTTCGTGTTGTTTGTGCAAACACTCTTAACATGGCTCTTCGAGGTGTCAAGCAGTCTTTCAAGATGCGTCACACATCAACACTTGAGGGACGTATTGCTGTTGCTCGTGAAGCACTTGGCTTGGCTAACACTTACATGGACGAGTTTGACAAAATGGCTCAAGAACTTATTGAAAAGGAAATCACCAAGTCTACTTTTGCTAAGATTGTTGAAGCCGCTTACCCAATGCCAAAGAAAGATGCAAAAGGTGCAATGACCAAGTGGGAAACCAAGATTGACTTGCTAGATGAAATCTTTGTTTCAGATACTAACTCAATGATTAACAACACTGCTTGGGGTGCTTTTAACACATTGACTGAACGCCTTGATTGGTATCGCTCTGCCCGTAATGGCAACAACGAGGGAATCCTTGCAAGTGCATCAGGCTTTGACCCAGTTATCACAGCAGAAAAAAATAAGTTGCTTTCCATTGTAAAGGAAATCGCTTTCGCCTAGTAGGACAAAATCCGAAAGGAAGAAAACTCTCAGTTACACAGAGTCTAAACAAGGGTAGCACGGTCCTGAGCATGACCACTAAACTGCTCACCATCTATGAGCTGCAAAGCCCGCGCCCCCTAATTATCTTATTAATCATTTTATGACGCATTAAGAAATCGCCTGGAATAGTCTGGGCAAAAATGTCAGACCCCTATGGTAGGATACAAAGTATCAACCTACAAAAAGGATAAAAGTGTTTATACCAAGTAAACTAGACCACATTACAAAAAGACTTGCAGATGATCTTGTAGAAATGCATAATGCAACTGCTATTGAATTAGAGTATTGGGAAACAGCAAGATTATTAGTAGAGCAATACTATGATGTACATACAAAGGTAATGATTGGAGCAAAGAAATAATGGTATACCTTGTAGCAACAACAGAAGTAATTTATGATGAGCAATACATTATTAAAGAGATGTTAGCAACAGGAGAGTATGGTGTTCATGGACACCCTATTAGTCATGAGGCTATTGTTGAGTTTATTAAAGATAGAGAATGGCAGATAGAGCATAGTCTATTCCTTGATAAATTTGACATACCCGCTCAAATCTCTATCAAAGATGAAGATGGAACTGATCTATTCTTTGCAAGAAATAAGTACGAAATCCTTGACAATTACCCAGAAGTATGATAGGTTAGCACTATGAGAACAACTTATAATGTAGAGTTTGTATTTGAGCACATGGTAATTATTACCACAGTAGAAGTTAATGAGTCAGTTATTGCTGATGTTGAGGCTACTAACTTTTACCAGAAGTATACTGATGAATCTATCATTGAGTTAGCCAAAGGTAGTTTAATTAGTTACTACAAGATTGACCCAGAAGTCTTGTACCTACAAGACGTAATAGTACACGAGGTATAGTAATGAAACTAAGAGGAATCTTTGAGGGAACTTTTGAATCTGTATGGTCTATGGACGTACCACAAGCAGAGTGGGACTCTTATCTAGAAAACCACCCAGACTTTGATGAGCATGATCGTGACGACATTACAGAGATGTGGGAACATTTCAAGAGCATTGGTTGTTATGATGAAGTTGACGACACAGTAGATACAGATGTATTTATGACAGGTATAGAAACTTATGGAGTTGATGTAGATGTTAATGAATAAAGTAAAATGCTGTATGTGTGATGCTACATTTCTAGAGTATGAAGATGAAATGGTATTTAGTTGCATTGAGTGTGGCAAGGAAGAGTATCTAATGGACTTAGGAGAAGTAGAAGTATGAGTTATGAATATCATTGGGTAGTTGTTTACGATGAGGACTGGGGAGCTTTTATGGTAGATGCAGAAACAACACTATTAAACTTAGCAGAGCACCCTGGAGTTATCTATAACAAGACTACTGGACGTTGGGAATTTGCAGAAGAAGATTCAGAACTAGAGGCTGAATACAACAGGCTTGAAGAGATACTGGCTTACCAACTAACAAGACTTGACATACCAAAGAAAGTATAGTAGGATACCGATATGAAAACATATGAAGGCGTAACAGTAGAATACACACAGACAATCCCTACCAGCAAGCAAATGCCAGAGTTTTATGTATGGCAGGAGGGCTACGAGTCTTATGCCACCATTACATACCTTGACCGTGTGGTAGAGATTGAACGTGGTGGTGAGATGCACTTGACACTACCTCATTATAGAAACGGTGAAC